ACGCCTTCGCTGTCGTCGCCCTGCAGGGCGCCGGCAAAGCGCAGCAGTACGCCGTCGTGGCGCATGGTGCCCCATGTGGTGAAAAGGTCTTTCATGTAGCCGGCGGCGGTGAGCTCGGCCTCGATGGCTTCCATGCCGAAGTCGAGCTGCACCTCGCCGTTCATGCCGCCGGCGCGGTACTTTTCCATTTTGCGGGTGAGCTTGGGCAGGCCCACTTCGGGCATTTCGCCGACGTAGTTGTTGCCATCAATGAAGGTGACAAAGTTTTTGAGGGAGCGGGGCAGTCCCATGGGGTTCTCCTGTGGTGTTGGGGGTTACTGGCCGGCGCTGATGCGTTGCGCAAAATCGGCAAAGTAGCGGTCGGTGATGCGCTGGCGGAAGTTGATGTCTTCCAGCGGTGGGATGGGGGTGTAGTCGTAGTCGAGTACCAGGCGCCCCGTTTTGAGGGTTGCGCTTTCGTTGACCGTTTCGTCGTACCAGGCTTGTCCATCGAGGATGCAGCCCAGGGCTTTGAGCTCGCGGAACTTCGCGTTGATTCCCTCCAGGATGTCTTTGACCAGGCTGGGGTGCAGCGGCTTGTCCACTGCCCACAGGTGGCCTTCTGCCATGGTGTCGGCTAGTACCTGGGCGGTGCGCACGGCGCTTTCAAAGCGGAAAAGCTCATCGGCGGCGCAGGTGCGCGAGCCCCAGAAGCGGTGCCCTTGGCTCTGGATCAGCGTGGTGACGTTGTTTTGGTTGAGCAGGCCCGCGTCGGTGTCCGGGCTTTGCAAGTCCCAGTACACGTCGCGCGAGATGCCCAGCACGCCCGAGAGCGGTACGTTCGAGAGCGTTTTGTGCCAGCCCTGTTCCTGGTCGATTTTTGCGCGCAGGCCCATGGCGTATGCCTCTGCCGACACGTCTTTGATGCTGGCCGTTTTTTGCTCGAACACGCGCCAGCCCGGCCAGATCAGCATCAGTTCGCGCTGCGCAAAGTGCTTTTGGTATGCGATGGCCTCGGTAACGTTATCTCCGTGGGCGCTGGCGTAGGCCATGGCGCGCAGCTTGCCGGCAATGCTGGCGAGCTCATCCGTGACGGCCTGGCTGGTCAGCCCCGGTGCCCCAAGGATGCGCGGCTTGATGCCCAGTTGGGCCTGCGCCACAAGCAGCGCCTGCAGGCCGCTGTATTGGCTGCCGCTGGTGGTGCCGATGACCTTGGCATCCTGGTCGAGCTGCTTTTCTTGCTCCGTCGCACCCGCGCCGTCTTCCACACGCACCACGATGATGATGGGGCGGCACTGCTGGCGAATGGCTGTCAGCGCGTGCACCAGCGTTCCCTTCGTGCCGGCCTTGCCGATGGCGGCATCGACATTCGTCAGCAGCACCGGCTTGTTGAGCGGGAAGGCGCTTGCATCGGCATCGCTGGCCGTGGCCACCATGCCGATGATGGCGGTGGAGATGATTTTCAGAGGGTTCATCCCCTCGTTGATTTCGTGCACCCGCACGCCGTGGTGATAGCTGACGATGCTCATGGCTTGGTCTTTCTCAAGTGGTGGTTTTGGTATGGGTGTTGCGCAGTTCTTGCGGCGCCTGCAGGCGCCGGCATTCGCTCTCGTACGCATGGCGGCAGTGTTCTGGCTGCCAAAAGAAAAGCATGTCAATTGCGCCCGCAGTCCAGCCCCAGTAGGGCTGGCCTTTCTCGCGCATTCGGTGGGCGCGGCTCGAAAGGGTTTCGTCTGGCTCGCCGTTCAGGAGCACGTTCACGAGCTGGTCGATGGCAATCAACAGGCGGGTGATCCAGCTGCTCATGCCTGCCGCTCCTCAGCCAGCACGGGCGCGGTCAAAATTTCTGCTGCCCGGTCGCTGCTCAAAATGCCCGCCTGCGCCAGTGCCTGCACGCCCGCCACGGTGCTGGCGTCTTGCAAATCGACAAAGCTCGCAGCGCCCAGGTCTGCCAGGTACACACGCAGAGCGGCCTGCTCCTTACGTTGCGCTGCGGGAGCGGCAGGGTCGTCAATGGCAGAGAGCTCCAACAGCGTCTTTTCAGTCACCGTGAACCGGCGCCGAAATGCCAGGCAGGTGATACGTGCCAGCTGTGCGGGTGCTTGTGGCTGCGCCACAGGCACCAGTTTGGCATCTGGGTACACAGCGGCGATGAAGTCTGCATCCGCCACCACGGTGTTCCCATCGGGCAAAAGGTAGGTGCTTGTCGTCACAGCGCTGTCTCCAGGAATTCGATGCACACAAAACCTGCGCCGCCTGCACCGCTGGTGTATCCGAAGCTCATGCTCTGCCCAGCGCCGCCGCCACCGGTGCCGCCTTTACCGGCAGAGGCACCTGTTGAACCGATCGCCCCGCCACCAGCACCGAAGCCGCCGCCTTGCGTGATGCCCGAACTGCCGCCGCCACCACCGCCCGGTGATTGCTTGCCTAACCCGCCTGCCCCGGTTACGGGGACAAGCACGATGCTGTGCCGGATGTCTTGGATCGCCGTCGCCAGATTGTTGTTGTATATGTCTGTGCCGTTGATGGATGGCCCGTGTGCGTCACCGCTTGCGCTCCCCCCCGAGCCACCTGCGTAGCCACCGGTACCACTGCTGTTTTTCGATCCACTGCCACCTACGCCTGCACCGCCTGCGGAAGTGGTAGTAGCGTCACAATCGCCGCCATTCCATGCTTTCCCGCCGACGAGCAGTGCGGCACCCCCTCCCCCGCCAGCGCCGCTGCTATTGGCGCTCATGCCGCCAAATCCGCCCAGGATGTACCAGTCGAGTCCTGTGGGTACGCCATTGGCTGCTGGACGTGTGGATGCTGCGCCCTGCACGCCGCCGCTTCCGCCCGGAACGTAGATGTTCACCCCCGCGCCCGTGACCGTGAGCGCGCCCCCAATTCCGCCGTTGTCTTTAGCGGTCGATGGAACCGCTGCTCCGCCGGCTGGGATCGTGACTGTGAGCTGATCTCCCACTTTGATGGGCACTGTCTTGACGCCGACTGTGCCGCCGTTGCCGCCCGATGCAAAATCCCCGCGTGCACCTGCCCCGCCCGCGCCAAGGCAGCGGATTTTTGCAATGCCGTTGATGCGCGATGTGACGATTGAGCTTGCAGAAATATAGGCAATCTCTTGCTGCAGCGGCGTGCGCCGCCCTGCATTGAGTACCTGGGTGTAGTTGATGGGGTCGAAGTTCATCGCGGCTCAAGCCTCCGTGGCGGTCATACCGGTGATTTGCCCGGCGCTGTATGTGTAGGTCTCGGTGCGGGTTTTTCCCCCGTGCGGATAGCTGACGGTGGCGACGGTTCCGTCTGCGTTGTAGGTCATGGTGGTAGCAACGCCATCCTCAGTGACCTTAGTGATGCGTCCATTTGTGCTGGTGATGGTGATGACCACTGGAAGTGCATTTGCCGTTTTGATAGCGTCAGCAATAGCTGCCCCTTGGAATGTGCTGACCGGCTTTTCCATATCAGCCGTGTTGTCCACGTTCCCAAGTCCTACCGCCTGTTTGGAGAGATTTGCCCATTGCTTGTCTCCGCGCATGTATTGCTCAACCGTGCCGCTTTTTATTGCTGGCTCTTTGCTGACTGCAACTTCTCTTACGGCACGGATCTCCCCATCTGCAGCGATGAGGGCGGTGCGCAGGCGCAGCACGTCTTCATCGAGCAAGTTTTCCGGGTGCGGCAGCGGCCAACCATTAGGCGTTTTGTCGTCTTGCATGGCTCCTCCGTTACAAAACGACGACACGCATGTTGCGCACCGTGGGGCGGGCAGCGCAGCTGCCAGCGAGTTGCAGGCGCAGGCGCAACTTGTCAGCAGAGACTGCCTGCAGTTCGTGGGTGATCTCGTACACGCCTACGGTCTGCTGGCTGCTGGATATGAATTGCAACGGCTGCCATTGCGCGCCTTGCGCATCTGTCATGCAGTGCATTTGCACGCCACTGCCTGCTGGCAAGTCGGCATCTACCATGGCGCGCACACGCGTGCCGCCCGTTGCCGTGATCCACGGTGTGATGTAGTCGCCTTGATCCTGAATCTGCCCGCAAATGAGCTGTACACCCGGGTCAAGCATGGCGGCCATGGTGTCTGCGCCTTTGCGCAGCACGGCCTGCACACTGATGCTGCCGCTGTACGGCTTTTCCAGGCTGATGACCTGCCCTGGAGCAACGTCCACTGGCGGCTGATCCTTGAGCTGTAGCCGGATCGTCCCTGTGGCCTGTGCAATGGGCTGCTCTATGTAGGCCTGCACCATCATGTCCGTGGCGCCCTGCACCTGCACCGTCCCCAGGTCTACCGCCCGCTCATCTTCGGCATACTGCGCTTGCAGCAGCTCAAATGCCATGTCGCGGTCCTGGTGCGCTGTCCATGTTTTGCCGTTGGAGCTGCTCAGCAGTACGCCCACCTGGTAGGGCTGGCTTGTCACCCAGCGCTTTGCGTGCTCATCGTAGCCTCCCAGCTCGGCCACATGCAGCGCGGCTTTGGCATCGTCGCAGCCGACGACGATGGCGTATTCCCGCCCCGCTTGCAGCACCAGCGGCTGCCATTCGATGACGCTTGACTCGCCATCTGTGGCGACATTTTTCGGTGGCACCAGCACTTGGGTGATGACGCGCGCTGTCGGCATTCCGTTTTCCACCTCGCGCAGCTGCACCAAGATGTTGGAGCTTCCCTTGTCCGCAAACCACAGCTTTACACCAGCGCAGGTAATTGCACTCGATAGCGTGAACGTTTGCGCCAGCGGATCAACGCTGGCCCAGCCGATGTTGGCGTATGTGATGCGCTCAATCTGGCGCTCTTGCAGTGTCCCCTGCCCAGTAAAAATGGCCTGGCCAAAGCTGCCTTTGCTACCACGCACTTCCACGGCGTGTGCCCCGGCGTTGATTTTTTCTGGAATTCTGAATTTGCCTTTCAGCAGCCCCTGCCCGTCAGCGACTAAAGCAGCGGCGTTGGTGGCCGTTGCGCTGACGGCAATCCCAGAGAAGGTGAGGCTTTCGAGCTTCTCCAGTGGCTGGAATTCGAGCTCGAAGTACACCTCGATTTCGCGCAGATACTGCAGCTTCGTGTCTTTGCTGGTGATGCGCTCTTCGGTGCGGAAGTCCCAGCTGGTGTCGCGTGTCGTCACCCGCACCAGCTGGCTGCCGGTGTATTTTTCATCGACCTGCACCCATCGATCAATGGCTGGCGTGAGCAGTACCTTGCACGGCAGCGGATCGAATGCCATGTAGGGATTGACCTTCATGCTGGTGGTGTAGCGCGGCTGGGACAATGCCGCCGTCAAGCTGTATGCCGGAGTCTGCCGTGTGCTGATGCTTTGGCCCATTTCATGCACGGTGATGACCATGGGCAGGCGCAAAGCGCCACCGGCGATGAGCGCGCTCTGTGTGGCGCCGGCGTCGCGCATAGCGTCGTCGATCAGCGGGTCGGCGAACGTCCCGCGCTTGACGCCGGAATACCGCCCGGCCACATCCACGGCCAGCCGAATTTCTGCCGTGTCCATCTTGAGCTTGCGCAGCTCTTCGCCCATGGCGCTGAGCTCTTGCATGGGCACTACGCGTACCCCGTCAGCGACCACGCGCCGGTCTGCCTGCCACGTCTGGTACACCGATGCAATGGCGATTTGCCCCTCTGGCACCTGCGGCGCTACAGGCGCCCATGCGGCTGCAATGCCGCGCAGCCAGCTGGCGCGCCCTTTGGTGTCCAGGCACAGCCGGTCAATGCGGCGCATGGCCTGCTGGTACGTGACGTAAATCGTGGTGCCGGCAATGGCCCCCTGTACGCTGCAGCCATGCTCATCAATGGCGCTGGCACTCTCTAGCGCCACGTGCAGGTATGTCACGCTGTAGGTGCTGCCAGGCGTTGGCTCCGCGCCCTCCGGTGACCAGTCCACCTGGCTTGCGATGAATTTGTAGTCGCTGCCTGCGGTGTAATTTTTTCCGCCCTGATTGACGGCTTCGACGGCAATGATGGCGGTGTCTGGCAGCGGGTCTGCCGCCCCCACATGCCCGCCGTGGATGACTTGAACTGTGCGCCGCTTGGTGATGCGCACCTGGGGCACGCCGATCATGGGCCAGCGCTGAAATTCAATGCGCTGCAGTGCGGCGGTGGTGCTTTGATGGGGCTCTGAGTCGATGGTGAGTAAATCCGGCGCAGCGGCGTAGATGATGCGCTGCGTGGCTGCGCTCTCTACTGCAGCGCCGCTGATGCGGGCTTTTCCGGCCCCCACCGTGTACACCTGCTCGCCGCTGGCCAGGTTTTGCGCCATGCGCACCTCAAAGCCGCTGACGATGTATGTCCCGCCCGCGCTTTCTCGGTCATAGCGCGAAAGTGCCTGTGCGATGGCGTCGAACTCTGCCGGGGCGTCGTTCGGTAGCACGCGCCCGTCTTGCACTGTCCAAAGTGGGTAAAAATTTCCACCGTTGCCATCGCCTGCCATGCCCCATGTCAGCTGTACGCGTGTGCGTGCGGCTCCCGGCTCTTGGTAGCCGCGCATCCCGACTGCGGGGTTGCGCAGACTCTCGTCTTGCAGCTCGGTGACTCTTGTGCGGCTGAGGTACACGCCCACCTGTACCGTGCCTACGATGGGCACTTGCAGCTGCGCCGGCTCTACGCCGCGCACGTCGGCGTCGATCCACAGCGCGCCTGGCTCGCAGGCTGTATGGCCTGTGGTGGGATCGACTACGATCCCCGCCCCGCGCACGATGCGGCCATCTTTCATGAGCAGATCGCCCAGGCGTTTGTGGCGCGCTGCGCTCATGCGCTGCCCCTCATTGAGCTCGCGCGACTGGATGACGCGCCCAGCGCGGTAGTCAATGCTGTCGTAGCCCTTGGCGCTGTCGTACAGGTCGTAAATGGTGTCTTTGTCGTACATGCTTTTACCCTCAGAAAGGCATGACGTATTCAAAAGACTGCCGCGTCTGTGCGCTGCGCGTAAATGCTGCGACACGCTCCAAGGCGTAGAGCTTGCCCGGCAGCTCGATGTCTTGCGCCGTCAAGTACCGCTGTCCTTCCGGAACGCTGGTTTTTGGCTGCGTGCCGATGAAAATTCCCAGCTCTCGCAGCGTTTGTCCTGCAGCATCTCCAAAGCCGAAGACGAAGCGCAAATACACCCACTTGGTGGGCTCTGCCACGCTGGTGTATTGATCGCCCGATGGCATTTCGATTTCGCCGTTTTTCTCGGGCTTGCAATAGCCCACGAATGTGGCCCGCCGGCGGCCCACTTCATCGACCAAGGCGCCGGCATTGTTTGGCTCTGGCTCTGCGAGTGCATCCCAAGCGGCAAGGCCGCGCCCCCATGCCAGGTGGATGGGTTGCGTTGCGATGAATTTGGCCAGCGCAATGCGGCCTGCGTCTTGCAAGACTGCCATTTAAATTTTCTCCGTTGTGCGTTTGCTGTGTATTTGGTTGCTGCGCCATGGCTTGGCCCATGCGCCTTTCCACATTCTTTGCGGCGCTACTGGCGCGCAGATGATTTGCCCTCGGTCGTCTTGGCGCAGGCTGCCCATCGCTGGCGCGTCGTAGCTGCAGAGGTAGCTTTTCGCCTCACCATCGGCTCGCTGCATGGCTTGTGTTTGCGGCGTTTCGCATTGCGCTGTGTGCAGGGCCCCCAGGCCGCTGAAGGCATCGATCAATATGGCGCTGTCGAGCTCCCAGATGTCCAATGTCGCCCTGTCGTCATAGTCCAGGCGCGTGCGGCGCATTTGCCCTTGTGCCGATTGCAGCGGCACTGCGCAGGGCTGCTCGATCTTGAGCGCTTTGCGCAGCCCGAAAGATGCTTTGATGGGCGCCCCATCGTGTACGGGCACCCAGACGCCAGAATCGTCGTCAAGCAGGCCGTCGTCTGTGGCTTCTGGCCTGTCGGTGGATGCCGCGCGCATGTCCCACCCGTGGTACACGCGCCAGGCGCGCACGTGCGCTGGAATGCTCGCTCGTACGACGTGGGCGATGCGCGATATTTCTTCTTCTGTCGCCCATCGTGGCAGGGCGATATGCAGGTACGCGCCGTCCATGTCCACGTGCGCGCCATCAAACCCGATCCACCCCAGCGCACGGAGCACTGCAGCTGCGCTGCCACGCTCTAGCAGCCATGGCCTGCCGGCGATCAGCAGGCTTTGGATGTCCTGGAAGTAGGGCGCGAATGTGCCCAGCCCCAGCTCGGCTGCAAGCCAATGCGCAAACGGGCTGTCTTGTGGTGCGCTCGGCGGTGGGAACGCGTTTGCGATGTCATCCCAAGCCGGAGCCCCTTGATCGATTGCCTGCTCTAGCGCGGTGGAGTTTGGCGGCAAGATGCTGCGCCGCTGTGCTTTCATGCCGGCACTCCATCGTCGCGCAGCTGCAGTGTCCCAAGCATGGGGTATTCGTCGGGCTGCAATGTGGTGACTTCTGCTGGCGCGCTCGCGTCCGGGTACGTGACCTGGGCGATACCACTGACGTGCAAGCAGGTGCTGATCCACGAGCGTGGTACCGCGCGCCCCAGTTGGGCGTACCCTTGGAGCTTTTCCGCCAGCGTGGCTTTAATGCGCTCTACGGTGTCCGCTGGCGCATTCGCCTCCCGGCGCAAGTTGGCGGTGATGTCAATCGGGCGCGGTTTTGCCAGGGCCACACTCAGCTCTACCCCCAGTGTGCACGCGCCTGGCTCTTGCAGGGCTGTCTGTACGGCCTGCACTGCCTGTGCTGCATCGGCATTTTCATGCACCCACAGCAAAATTTGCACGCTCCCTGGCCAGGTTTGCACGGCACGCGCTGCGCGCACCTGCAGGCTCGCTGTCATGGCAATGTGCTCGTAATGCTGCGCAGTGCCTTGGCCCGATAGGGCTTGCACGCGCAGCTGAATGCGCAGTCGATAGCGCGCATCGTCTTCTCCCTGCAGGCGCGCGACGCCGTAGAAGGCGCCTTTGTGATCTAAGTCTGCCCCTTGTGCGAAGGCCAGCAAATGAGCACGTGCTGCGTCGTTGACGCGCTGGCGGTACAGCATTTCACGCCATGCGT